ATAGAAAAGTAGTTTTTCAAAAACGACCCCTCCAATCATATTCAAAACTATCCAATGGTGCTTTTAACCTTCTTTCATCAAGCCACTTTCTCTCCATATCAGCAATTTCCATATCACGATCATTTATGCCATCATCAATTAGACCAAATGGCACCAAATCTTCCTGTGCAATATTCAATTGTTCTTTTTGTAGAACCGAGCGAATATCGCCGTTCAAAGATTCCCTAAAGTTTCTTTGTGCAATAAACCATGCAAAAAGAACTAAAGTCATAGCTAAATCGTCATGACTACCCTCTTCTGCAGCAAAAGATTCGCGAAATGCTACAAATGTCATCAATTCCATGATAGTATCAGCATCGTTTACTATCAACTTATCGCTTTCGACAAGAGTTTTTAAATTTGAACAACCAATTCTTTTTGTTGTCACAGATGTCTTGACACCAAATTGTATCTTCTTTGTATGTCCATGTGACATTTGTTGACCTTGCCTAGGCTTTATCTGTATCTTGACAAGGTTTTCATACTCAAGTTCGTGATGTAAAATATCAGCTATTTGTTGTCCAATATCATTGATTTCAACAAGAACATATGCATTGTTATATGCAGTTGCAGCATTGAATACAAGTGTTGGATATAGCAAAGGAGATATTTCTTTATCTCTATATTTTGCTACTTGCTTGTATGGTATGCTTGTAACATCCATGATTGAAAATGCTGAATAATCTAGTCCTTGTCCACGAGAAACGTCAACTGTCACGACATATGTGTGACCGTTTTGTGGTTCTTCAAGAATATCAAGCTTGTTGTCTTGACGAATTGGATTATTCAATACAAGTGTCTTAAGTTTGGAACTTGATATCAATGTATGCGATGATCCAACAAATTCCGTTTCAAACTCAACTCTAAATTGATCAAGTGATGTATTGCGTATCGTTTCTTCTTTCCATCTTTCGTCACGACCCGGAACTTGTGACCAATGAACTTCAATCGGCACATAATTGCTTCTCTTGTTTGTTGCATCAGACCACATGCGATAGAAATGGTTCAAACCGTTTGGTGTAGAAACGACAAGAACCTGAGATGTCTTACCAGAAGAAATAGTAGGATACACGGAGTTAAAGAATTGATCCGCTTGATTATTTGGTACGAATGCATATTCGTCCAGGAATAGAATGTTGTAAGAACCACCACGAACTGCGCTTGATGATGTTGCTGCAGCTAGAACTTTTGATCCATTTTCAAGTTCAATGTTACCTTTGTTCCATGTCACGATACCTTGCTGCAACCAAATGGGAAGATTTTCATATGCAAGCTGCAGACGACTCAATAGCTCTCTCGCTGTAGATCCTTTGTTTGCAAGAATCGCGACACTTGTATTATCACGGAATAGAATTTGATGCAATAGATATGAAATAATTGTTGTTGATTTACCAACCTGACGAGGCATTTTGCACACGACGAAACGATTCTTGTGAAATGTTTCCAGCATGTGTTTTTGAAAGTCCCACATCTTGAAAGGAATAAGTCCTTCATCAACGTTGACAATACGCATATAATTCAATGAAAAATAAACAGGATCTTCAGAACACTTGACATATTCTTTGATTTGTTCTTGTGTCCATTCAATCTTGACGCCTGCGCGTTTCAGATTGGGATTTGACATATATGAAATGACTTCAACCATCTTGTTCTTTACTCTGTCTTATCAGCTTTTGCAATTCAGCAGTTGATCCAACAAATACTGCATTTTGTACATTTACTCCGCCAGCAGATTTTGAAGATTCTTCGTTCAAGTCTTTCATCTTCTTTTGAAGATCAATGAGTTCTTTTGTTACATCGGAAATATTTTTTATCATTCCAGCAACAACTTCATATGCCCTTGGACTTTCACTTTGTTTTGCAACAAAGATCAATTCATCAAGGGCTTCTTCCCCCTTACGCATCAAGCTACGAATTGTTTGGCGTGTAAGATCATAGTCAGTTTGAGTGTCCGTTGCTGTTTCTGCAATCGGCACAATCGTAGAAATTTCTTGACTTGTCTTTACTACTGGCTCAATGTTCAATATCTCACTTAGATTATCATCAATTTTGCTCATCATAATCCTAACGTATTTGGAAATTCTATAATTGTTTCTGTAAAGCCAAAATCACTATTGACATTTGCTGACGTTGGATCAGGCACAATAGTGCTAATAACAAGTTTAACGTTTGAAACATATGAAGTTGATACATTCCACGATGCTCCAGATGATGCCCCTGTTATTTTTACATTAGCAACAAATGCACCCAAACTATTTTTTGATCCATACACATCTTTAATGTATAATTTTTTATTTGTCGTGTCATGTTCTATGACCTCTGCTTTTGCATCTGGAAATTCATAGGTACCACCTTGCCATATCAATTCACCTTCTTTGAAGGTGTTAAACCCGCCAGATTGCAAATTTAAGACATATATTGAAAACCCACCAGAAGTCCCGGAATTGAATGATCCATAAATGTTTGTATTTGCTTTTGTAATAATTTTTGAATCGGAAACTGGTCCAAATAGCATTGCTCTCACGGTAAATGCAAGATCAAATACGACTATTCGTGTAGTATCTTCATCATGTGAACTTTCATAATCAACTGTATAACCAACTGAATTCAACATAATCGGAACATCTTTTTTTATTCCCATTATGTTGACAAGATCCAAAGTCAATGTATAATCAGGATTAAAAATAGGAAGTATTTGTTCTACAATTTGCCATCCATCTTCAATGTTTCTAACATAAATTGACAAACTAAATTCATAATTATAAGGAACACCCATATATTGTGTTTTTTGAGTTGTACTTGTAGCTGTAACTTGATTTGTATTTCGAATCAAGCTATTTTGTTTTCTTGTAGAATCGTATTCAACACCAGTAATTTCAAATGAAATTCTAGGCAATGAAACTTGAATGCTCTTGAGAAAATTTGGATCGCCTTTGATGCGATTATAGAATTTTTCTTTCTGTGCATATACGATAGGAACAAGAACACGCTCAAGCTCAGTTGTTCCTGCTTTATTATAGCGGACCAATTGTAGTTCATTGAATAGTGAACCGAATGCAACGACAATCTTGCGTGTGATACGATGATAGAAATGGTTGCCAAATATACCGCTCAAAACTTATTTTCCTTCAACTTTATAAACTTTAAAGCCTTTATGATGTTTTCTTTTTATATCAACCGAGTGTCTCAAGGTTCTCCAAAAGGATTGGTTTCCGTAAAGTCAATTATGCTATTTGCATCCGTTTGCAATTCAAGATTATTTGTCAATTCATCGGACACACCATCAAAGTTTTGTCTATCAAAAGATGCTAGTGTAAAGTTTGCATTTGATGTCACACCACGAATAGAAGTTGATGTTGAAAATATTCCCTTCATGTTCATCAATTGCAATGTGTTATTTGCCGGAAACCAATTCTTGACAATTGCAGTAACCGAAGATGATGATAGATTTGCACCTTGATATACTGTTTCTCCTTGAGTAAATGCACCAGATCCACCTGATGACATTGCCATGCTCTGGGTATATGAATATTGACGACCAACATCGTCAATGTCCTCGACACCAGTATTGAATCTTTCATTTGAAAACTTGTATAGTTCAAGAGATAATTCATAATAGTAAAACAATGGTGGACGACGACCGAGTGTATAGAAGTTTCTTTCTTCTTCTACATACTTGATTTCATACATGTTTGCGAGTGCGGGGGAATATACAAGATCACCTTCACGAGGTCTAGGATATGATGCAACAGGAACATATTTCTCATATGTACGACGAGCAACAACTACACGCATGGAGTCGCGAATTTCAAGACCAAACTTGCTAAAGAATTCACCAGGTCCTTCAAAGCCAGCTACAGATTGCAGATACATTTCCATTGGATATGCCGCATCGTATAGCTTTACTGGATCTTCACCGTATATTCCATCTTCAGAGCTAAGTGATTTTCTAGGTATGTAATATACATCAGAACCATACTGCTTGATAGATTCAATAATCAGATCTTCTACTAGAAGCTGTTCTGGTGTTACAAAACCGGGATAGTTATTGAAATAGTGATTTACCGCCATTTTACGCTACCTAGCCGAGCAAAAATTCACAAGGGAGTTCGTAACTATTCTGCATCTCTTGTTCAAGTGTTGCAATTTCAGACTCAGCTTCATCATAGATTTGCTGACCATTTAGCTGCACACCACCAGGAAGCTGAATTCCACCAAACTTTTTTAGATTCAATCCCCATTGACGCTTGATCAATGCTGTGGAATATCTTTTCAACCAGCGATCATTATATACATCATTATATGAATCGGGATCAATTATTCTATATGCTTCAATGACAAGATATTCACCCGCTTGTATGTCTGTTCCCCATTGAAGATCAATATACAATCTATTTTGATGACGATTGAAACGAATTGGCTGTTCACCCGAGAATAGCATATCCAATGTACGAAGATGCTGTTGAGTCAATACGAAATTAACATATGACGTTGAAGTGAAATCGTACAATTCATGCAAACGCAACTGATAGCGAAGGTCAAACATGTTTACTGTAGCGTTTGTTGATGATAGCGGGAAAATTCTTGTCACACCAGTAATAAGGTCTGCTGAGCCTACAACAAATATCGGAACTACATTTGCTGTTGATGCAAATGCTGAATCCATAGTCATGGACCCCTTATCCGTAATAGTGGATACTACTTTTGTCTCACCATTGATCGTGAGTTGTGAAACTCCGGCAGTAAATTCGGCGGCAAAATTTGTGCCTGTACCGGAAACCGCAGCACTTCCGGACACGACCGAAGCTGAGCCAGATGCTTGAGTCATATCAATGTATTGTCGATCAACATCGGTTTGTGATACGAGGTGTTTTAAATATACTTTTTGAATTGCATCATAATGATAATCTTGGAAGTACTGCAATGCGTCGTCTATGCGGTCTTCTACTTGATCATCATCGACATTGATTTCAATTACAGGAAAACCAAGACGACGCTTGCAATAATCTATGAGTGCTGTACGAGAACTTGGTGTTGCCATTTTTTATCCTTTGTGGATTATTTATGAGTATCATACTATAATAATTTCTTCTTCAGTCGGTGGTGGATTTGTTTTCCAAATATTAAGATTATAATCTGTTTGACATCTAATAGGTGAACCATCTTTGTTTCTTTCAATTGATCCATCTAAATTAAAAGATGTTGCCAAATTATCTTCCGTTAAAAAATCAGTATAGTATCTAACAACGATTGAATGTTGTGACAAATCAAAGCTTAAAATTTTAAATTTAAAATTCATTTTTTTTACCTTAAATTATCAGGACACAGGCCCGTTTCTAGTGCCTAATGATATCTGTGTAATATTTGAGTTTCCTGTTACAGAATTTCCCTGAGATCCTGAGGGTCCTGTTGGTCCGACAGGTCCACCAGATCTAAATCCATACGTGCCTGATCCATATGCATTTGAACCGCCAGGATTTCCTGCGCTACCTAAATTACCTCCAGCACCCCCCGTTGTTGCTGTAACAGCAACCCCGCCACCACCAGCACCACCGGCACCGCCACCTGTTCCACCGGAGCCTGCAGAGCCACCCGTAAATGTTCCAGATCCATTATCAAAAACTATACGAATATTTGATACAGTATCCGCAGTAAAAGAAGTTCCTCCTGTCCCACCAGTTCCACCTGTACCACCTTGATTACCTTGAGTGCCATCATTAGGTCCGCCATTTCCCTTTTCCCCAGCACCGCCTGAGCCGGGTGTTCCTGTAGCTCCTGCCACTCCTGTAATAGTGCTAGAATTTTTTATGTAAATGTCTGTGCCGCCATGCCAACCAGAACCGGTTCTATATGCAGGAACACTTGCAGAGGAACCTGTTACCGCGGCAGTAACAAATGCATAAACATTAATGGGAAAGTTTGCATTTGGAACACCAATAGCAGATGTAGCAGATGATCTTAAATTATAATTACTTGTTGTTGCTGTTACATTTACTATTGCGTATGGGCGAGATATTATTGCGAGCATGATGTTTGCTTCAAATTACGATCTAACATCCGGTATCATTGCACCAAACATATTGGTACCATCAGAGACGAATGAGAATATATCTACGCTATTTGCTGCAGAAGTCAATGTTGGTGCAACATTTGCTGTAAATTTATATTGTCTACCAAATGTCAATGTGCTACCACCAGATGTATTTTGTTGTACACGAAGAATATATGTGCCAACACGAAGATTTGTAGCATTTGCTAGTGATCTTGCACCACCAAGTGTTACTGTTGCAATTCTTCCTAATGATGCATCCCATGCGATTGATGCGCCATCAGTCAGAGTTTGATTTAGTGAATTTGCCTTGGCATCTGAAAATGAACCAACTACGTCTAACGTTGCAGCTGGTGCCGTTGTGCCAATACCGAGTCTGCCACTGCTGTCGATCCGCATATCCTCAGCAAATGCAGTACCAAACACTAGTGTATTTGCTGCTGGTGAATGAATAAATGAAGATCCAGTACCAGTCCAATATATACCTGAATTTGTAGCTGTGACAAAAGCAATATTGGCACCAGACATGACAAGATTGCCTGTCATGGTATTACCAGCTTTCATGACCATGGTATTTGCAGCTGCAAATGCTGCAGTTGCTATAGACGTATCAATTGTAGCATTTGCAACTGTAGTCAATCTTCCTCTAGAATCAACAGTCAATACTGGCACAACTGTCGCTGAGCCATAAGTTGCTGCAGTAACACCTGTTGTTGTTAAATCAAATGTTAAGTTGTCGCCAGAAGCATCTGCCGTTATTGCAACATTACCAGTTGTTCTAATTGTCAATGTATCTGCGTTAGAGTCAGCAACTAATGATGTACCATTAGCAACAACTGTACTAAATGCAAGATTAGTTCGCTGGTTTGCTCTTAAAAATGCTGCAGTTGCTATACTTGTGTCAATTGTAGCATTTGCAACTGTAGTCAATCTTCCTCTAGAATCAACAGTCAATACTGGTACAACTGTCGTTGAGCCATAAGTTGCTGCAGTAACGCCTGTTGTTGTTAAATCAAATGTTAAGTTGTCGCCAGAAGCATCTGCCGTTATTGCAACATTACCAGTTGTTCTAATTGTCAATGTATCTGCGTTAGAGTCAGCAACTAATGATGTACCATTAGCAACAACTGTACTAAATGCAAGATTGGTTTGCTGATTTGCTCTTAAAAATGCTGCAGTTGCTATAGACGTATCAATTGTAGCATTTGCAACTGTAGTCAATCTTCCTCTAGAATCAACAGTCAATACTGGTACAACTGTCGTTGAGCCATAAGTTGCTGCAGTAACGCCTGTTGTTGTTAGATCAAACGTTAGATTGTCGCCAGCAGCGTCTGCAGTAATCGCAACGTTACCAGTAGTTAATATTGTTAATGTATCTGCGTTAGAGTCAGCAACTAATGATGTACCATTAGCAACAACTGTACTAAATGCAAGATTAGTTTGCTGGTTTGCTCTTAAAAATGCTGCAGTTGCTATACTTGTGTCAATTGTAGCATTTGCTACAGTTGTTAAACGACCTCTAGAATCAACAGTCAATACAGGCACAACTGTCGTTGAACCGTATGTAGCTGCAGTAACGCCTGTTGTTGTTAGATCAAACGTTAGATTGTCGCCAGCAGCGTCTGCAGTAATCGCAACGTTACCAGTAGTTAATATTGTTAATGTATCTGCGTTAGAGTCAGCAACTAATGATGTACCATTAGCAACAACTGTACTAAATGCAAGATTGGTTTGCTGATTTGCTCTTAAAAATGCTGCAGTTGCTATAGACGTATCAATTGTAGCAT